AGGTATTGCTTTAGGTATTGATTGTGCTGGGCTATTAACAGCTTCATTTGCAAATCTTTTAAGTATAGTGTTATTAAATACTGTAGGATATCCTGCAAACTGTACTAACATTTGAGCTGCAGGTGTTGAAAACCATAAAGGTCTGTTAGCTTCTGCAGTACTTGGGTTAAGAATAATTTCTTTTACAAATCTATTAGCTCCTGAAGTATATTGTTCTTGATAAAACTCTTGACTACGTGCTATGTTATCATCCCACTTACCATTAACTGTAGAGTTTTTATACCATGCAACAGCATCATCTGCTTTTATTCCTAAGTCTCCAAGTTGTTTAATGAGATATTTTTCTTTCTTTTTATTTTTTACACCTTTAGAAAGTTTTTCAGCATTTTGTTTTATTAATCTTTTACCTGTAGTAAATGATGCAAGTTGAACAGCCTTTGTCCACTGTGTAAGCAAATTAACTTTAAAGAATCCTTGCTGTAAAGTCTTAGCTACACCACCATGTAGTCCTTCACCTGCAAGACCTTCAAGCCTTTCTTGTACTGCTTGTTCTAAAGCTAGTCCAGTTTGATATAACTCTCCCCATGCTTCATCATCTATATCTTTTATACCTTTAACTCTTTGACGCAAGACTCCACGTTGAAAACCTTTTATAGTTCTATCTATAACACTTTTACCTTCTTTAGCTAAAGCATTTCCTATATCACTTATAACTTGAGGAGCATCAGATTTACCTGCTCTACTTAAAAGTAAAAAAGGTTCAGTAACACTAGACAAAGTAGCAAAGGGTAAATGAGCCATCTGCTGTGTTAGTTTGCCCCAATCAGCAGCACCTCTTGCCCACCCGTTCTTTTTCCATATAGACTGTGCATCAGTTTCAATTCCAGTTACACGTTTGTGCATATTTCTAAGACCATCAAGAACTCCCGTAACTTCGTTTTCACTCATGCCACTTTTTAATAGTTCTAGTCTAATAGGAATTATACTATTTTTTTCAAACTCTGCTATATTTCTACCAAAGTAATTAGACCTTTCAATAGCTCTAGCAGCATTAGTAAAGTAATCTTCTAATATTTGTTGTGTATCATCTTCTAATACATATGCAATTTTATTATCATCAAGATTAGTAAATCTTCTAGCTTGTAAATAACCTGCAGAATCTCCAACAACTTTTTCTTTGGTCATCATTTTAACTTCAAAAGGGGTCCAGCGTTGCTCTAACATATCATCTACAATACGAGAAGCTTTTAATTGTTTAGCTAATGCTTCGTCACCGTCTGCAAGTTTTAAAAAATTAACACCAAATATTTCTTCGTCTAATCCAACAGCATCTTCTTTAATACCTTGAACTTTTACATTGTCAGAAGTCTTAATAGTTATTTCATCTATATCATTAATAGGATTAGCATGTCCTGCATCAATTAAATCTTTTTGAAATCTTTCTCTATTTTTCTTTAAAGCTTTATAGTTAAATAGTCTTGGTAAAAATCCACCCTTGTTTATTGTTCCAGCTTTAAATAAACCTGCAGTACTTAAATCACTAAATGAACCATCTAGTATATTCCTAACACCTTCAGTACCATCAAAGTTTTTACCACCATAAGAAACTGCAACGTCTTCAGTAACTTTAATACCTTTGTAATCTTTACCTACTAAATCTCTAATCCAAAATTTACCTTTTTCTTGAGCTTCTTGTTTAGTACCTACTACCATTTTATCTCTTAATAAAAAGTTTAGTTCTTTTTGTTGGTCTTTAGCTAGTCTAGCTCTAAAGCCTACTCTGTCTAAAACATTAAAAGATTTAGCTAAACCGTATAAGTATTTACCTGTTCTTTCTCCAACAGATAAACCATAAGACTTTTCTTTTACAAGCTCTGAACCTTCTCCAGTTAATGTAACATCATAGTCATATCTAAACTTTTTGAGTAGTACTTGAAGTTGTGGTGATTTATCTATGTAACTTAAAAACTCTGTAGTTGGTTTACCTACAGTGTTTGCTATAAATTTATTTAAAAACACTGTGCCTTTACTCTGAGCTTTCTCACCTTCAGCTTTTAATTTTTCTAAAGGTTCTACTAATACTTCTTCGGCTTCAGATTCTTCTAATATTTCTTTTCTTGTTTTAGCACGAGCAACATCTTCTATAATTTCCTCATTACTAAATTTAAATTCTAGTTGTTGATATGGTTCAGGCATATCAGTAACAGGTACTGTATCTACATCTGTGTCTACTTTCTTAGCAACTTCTTTAGCACCTCTACCATATGTAGCAGCAGTAATACCACCACCTAAAGCTCCACCAATTGCTCCACCTAGCAATGTAGTAGCTGCAATGTTTGTAAAGTCAATATCATCTTGAAGACCTAAGTCCATATCTATATCTTGTAAGAAATAATTATGTAGTCCTCCCCATGCAGCACCTTCAGCAGCAGTAAACAATGCAGTATCTTTTATAGCTTTTGTTTTTAATTGAGATTTAGTAAGTTGTTTTATGGATTGTTGAGCAGTTGCTTTAAGAGCTAAATTTGCAGTTACTGATTGACCACCACTAGGAATAGCAAATATAGCAGCAGCAATATTAAAAGGGTCAGTAATTATATCGACTCCAATATCTTTAATCATACCAAATCTTTCTTTCCAATTACCTATGTCTGCATTAGAAAACCTTTCACGTAAATATGCGTAATCTTGTTTTTGTTCATCTGTCCATTTACCTGTTTGAAAAGAACGTACAGCAGCAGCACTTAAACTATAGTCAGAGTCTCTAAGGTATTCAAAGATATTATCATTACTACCAACACCATCTAAAAACCTTGAAGCTCTTTGAGCAAACTCAGGGTCTTTCTTAAGTTCAGTAAGTGTAGTTTTTCCCGGAGTAGAATCGTAAGGATTTACTTCACGTTCATTAGTTGGTTCAGTTACAAAGGTGTTATAGCCTTCAGGAGTTTCAGATGTAGAAGTATAAAAAGATTGTTGCTCTTCTTGTTCTTCTTCTTTAGCTTTTTCTTCTTGTAAGCTTTGAATGTATAAGTCTAGTTGATTACTCATTAAAATATTTTCTTAATTTACGTTTAGTTTGTAGTTTTGCTCTAAGAGGAATGTTACCTTTTTTATCTGTTGTATGATGTAGGACAGTATATATTTCATAAGCTGCATTTTGTTTATCTTTCTTGTTGTCAGCAGTTAAAAATTTATTAATTAATTTATCACTGCCTTTTTTTTCTAAAATATCAGCCATGAATAAAAGAGTTTGGTCTTCAGGACTTAAACTTCTAACATCTCCTGTTTTTCTAACCTCATCAAATCGAGGTAGTGGTCCAAGATATTTTTCTAATCTATTTACAGCAGGTACAACTGAACCTTTTATAAATTGATATCCTCCTCTAGCTGAAGAGTTTGGATTAGCAGCATTAAAATCACCATCACTTTCTACTTCTAATATAAAATCTGATAACTTATTTAAATCTTGAGTAGCTAGTTCTTTACCGTCAATACCTAATCTATTTAAATGTAAATCTAATAATTTATTATATTCAGGATTTTCGTAGTTAGAACTTAATTTAGTCTTTTTTTTTTCGTCTTCTATCTTTGGAGGTATAAAAGTTTTATCTTGATTATAATCTTCAATTACATTTAAAATTTCATTAGCTATTTCAGGTTGTTCTTTTAAGGTTGTTCTAAGTTTTACAACATCAGGAGAAGCAATAGCATTAATATTTATTTCATATTTATCTTTAAAATATTTTTTAATTTTTACTGATTCTTCTTTTTTTAATTTATTTTCTTTTAATTCAGTTTTTGTATTAGTAAACATACTGCCTAAACCACCTGAAAATAACGTATCAACTGCCTCTTCAACTTCGTTATATGTTTCTTGAGTAAGTTTAGATTGTTTACTTTCTTCTCTAGATTTTATATTCTGTTTAATTCTTTCTTCTCTACTAGGAAGAACGGGTCGAATGCCTTCCATAAAAGCACTTTCTTCAGGAAGCTCAGATATTTTTTGTTGTATTTCTTGTTCTAAACTTACTGGAGTTTCAACGCCTTTCATTTCTTTAGCAGCTAAACTTTCTATATAAGCTTGAGAGTCCATTCCAAAATACTTATTAATTTCAATATCTAATGCACCTCCAAGTTTTATATTTCTTTCATTTTCAGTTTTAGAATTTGTTAAAATATCTTTAACTGTAGATTCTAGCATATCTTTTTTTATATCTTTTGAAGCATTAATATAACTTTCGGTTAAATTCAAACCACCTCTTTCATTAACATTAATATCATCACCTATCATAGTAGATATATTATATTTATTATAAACTTGAGTTAATGTTCCAAATGAATTATAAGTTTCTTGTTTATAAGGAAGCCAACTTTCATCTCTAAAACCTGCGTCTGTAACTATTGTAGCAGCAAACATAGTTCTATTTGCTTCATCGTCTAATATAGCTCTAAATTCATTAAAGCTTTTACCGTCTTCTTTTTTACCTTCTGTTTCATTATACACTGCTGTTAAAAATTTTCTATCTTCTTTTAATCTTAAACTAAGTGCAGCAGTATCTGTAACTAAATTTCTTCTGTCTTCATCAGAAATATCAGCCATAAATTCTTCCCAGTTTTTTTTATTTATAAAACTATCTGAACCTAATTCACTAGGGTATCTTCCCTCTTCAATTAAATTTGTCATTTGAGGAAGATATACGTCACTTATATTTTTTCTATAGTTTTCAAATCTTTTACCAGATGCTCTTTCTTTCCATCTTGTTGGAGATTTAGATGCGTCAGCTAAAGCTTTACTAACTATGTTGTTAGTCATACCTTTTAAGTTTATTGCTTGATTTAAATCTCTTATAGTTGGTCCAGCTAACGCATCTTCAGTAACTTTAGAAAAAATATCAAATCCACCTTGTCTTTTATAGTCATCATTAAATATACCCAATACTCTTTTAAAACCACCAATAAGATTTCCTTGAGCTTTATATTCAGCTAAAACTTTTTGATAATTTCTTTTTTGATACATAGTTAATTCATTTTGCTCTAAACCCATAGCTCTTTCAAATAAAGCATTTTTATCCATCTTTATTGCATCATCACCTAAAAGTTCTCTTAAACCATCTTGATATGCTAAGTAATTAGCTTTTTTAGATACAGGGTCTATTGCTAAATATTTTTTAGCAAATCCTTCTGTTCCTAACTCAATAGCATTATCAAAAGTAGATGTATTTTCTAATGTATCGTACTCATCGCCTGAACTAGCTTTTAGTTTTTGAATAAGATAAGGTCTTACTGCTTGACTAAATCCTAAATAATCTTCACTGTCTTTAAAACCTTCATATCCATTTTTACCATCCCATTTATCACCTATAGTATTTAAAATAGTAGCATTCATATTTAGTTGTTTAGTTTTATGGTCAGTACCTATAGTTTCAAACTTATGAAAGTCATCTAGTTCTTTCATACGTTTTTTAAACTGAGTCTTCATAACTCCCTGACCCATAAGTAACAAAGCTAATCCTTGTTGGATTCTTTCATTCTTCTTAGCTTTTTTAGCTGCAGCTTTATCGGACTCTGCTTTCTTTTGTAATAAAGATGAGCCTAATTCATCAATATTCATATTGCTCATGTTACCATATATATCGTCAGCCATCTTAAACTCCTGTTTTACCTAATAAACTTTCTTGGTTTTGTAAGGCAGGTTTTTGTTTTTGTAAAATACTTTGTTTTATTTTTGCACTATCTAAAGTATCTAATTGTTTTTTAATATCTCCACCAACTGAAGCAGGATTAATCTTTTGAATTTGAACATCCTTTAATCCCTTGCCTTCAGGAATTACATTTCTTACTTGTTGTCTAGAGTTTTCTAAATCCTGTAAGGATTTGTCTTCATCATCTTCTATTATAACGTCAGCATCGTCTCTTGTCAATACTGGGTCAATACCAGCTTTTTCTGCTATAGCCATTAACATATACATAGTAGGTTCTAAAAGACTTAACATCATGTCTGGATTCCATTTACCTTTTTGAAATCCTGCTGTTAATAATAAATTAGCAACATCAACAACTGGAGTTTTCTGAGACATTAAACTTGCAACAGTTGTAAGGTTATCTTCTTTTAAAAGGTCAAAGAATATTTTTTCTGTAGCCATTTTAACAGAAGTCATCTCAGGAGCTTTCTCCCAAGGATAGGGATTACTAGGGTCTTTGGTTAATGATTGACCTGCTACAGGTGCTTCAAATAAAAATGGTTCTGCTTCTTTAGCTATTGCGTTTGGATTTTTCATATTAACTTAATTGTGCTCTTAAAAATTGTTCGTAGTCAAAACCATAGCCACCTATATCTACTGGATTTACATTTCCTGTAATTCCTCTGTATGCTAAATACTGTGGTGCAGGGTCTTGACTTGCATTAAAATTACTATAGTCAACAAATGTTGGCATATCTCCAACGTGTGAATAGTTTTGTTGTTCTACTGCTGATAGTTGATAGTCTGCTTGACCTTTAAAGTAATCAGACTTTCTAGCTTTAAGATAGTCTACTTGAGCTTCGTAAGCAGCTTCACCTTCGTTAATAGCAGCACCTGCAGTTCTTACAGCTTCTATAGGTTTGTAAGCCTCATACTCTCTACTTGAAGTAACTTTTTCTTTTAATGATAAGTCTTTATCTTTTACAGTTTCAACAATACTAAGTTTACTTTCAGGTTTTACCTCTGATGCAACATCAAACAATGTATCATTATCTGTAAGTTCCATATATTCTTTAACATCTTTAGAAGGCTCTATAAATCCACCAGTTACATCACTTACAAAGTTTCTAAAGTTTGAACCCACTTCTCCTTTACCAACTACTCCACCTACCTTATTCATGCTCCATTCAATAGCATCAGTTACTTTATTAAATACTGTACCCATTCCTTTTTTAACAGTACCGAAAGCTCCCTTCATTCCATTTACAATTTTAACTAAAAAATTACTATTAGGCAATCCTCCAAACCAACTTCCGATAGCACCTCCTATTCCCGGAAGTATAAATGATAAAGCTACAGAACCTAAAGGTCCTAACTTACCAAAAGCTTTAGCTATTTTACCTAAACCTTTTTTTAATTTACGTCCTACTTTTCTAAAAGCACCTGCTATTTGTTTACCTTTTTTTCTTAACCATCCCATTAGTCTAACCACCCGTTTATTAAGCTTGATATTGCTGTTAAATTACTGCTCCAATTACTATCTGAAGCTGCTCCTGTATCATTACCTAGAGCTGCTGTGTATATTGAAGTCTTCCTAGTTTCTTCGTTATCCCATCTTCTGAAATTAAAATCAGCTTCGTCACGTAACTCTTGCCATAAAAAGTTCATGGAAGATGCAGTAAGTCCAAAAGCATTCTGTGCATTTTGTTGATTAACTGCATTCTGTGCTGCTGTGTCTGCTGTATTAGCCTGTCTTCTCCAAGCAACATTAGACTGTGCTATAGCTGTTTCATTTTTAGTATTAAATTCTTCTCGTTGAGCTTCTATTTGAGAACTAAATTTACTTACATCTGTTTTTAATTGTGCTTCTAACTTATTAGCTTCTGCTTCATTACCAACTCTTCTAGCCTCTGCTATGTTCAATGCTTGTTTATTAAAGGTTTCCATAGAATTTATTTGACTAGTATTAAACTGAGATTGTTTAACTGCTAACTCAGCCATAAACTGGTCAGTTTGATTTTCACTTAAAGCGTTAAAGTTTTTCGCAGCATTTTGAGCTGCTTGGTCTGTTAATAATCTCTGTTGCTCTTGTTGTGATTTTAACAGATTAGCTTGTTGTTCATTATTAAGATTAGACATATCCATAGCTAAAAAGTTTTTAGCGTTTTCAACTTGAAGTCTTTCTTGCGTTGATAAGTTTGCTAAGTCTAATGAAGCCATAGCTGTAGCATTTTGCATTGCTGCCTGTTGGTCAGCGTTAAAATTAGATAATGTCACACTCTGCATAAATTTACTATTAGCTAATTCTGTTTGTTGCTCGGCATTAAAGTTTGCCATGTCCATACCGGCAGTCACCTGTGCATTATTCATTGCAGCTTGTTGGTCATTACTAAGTTCTGCTAGTCCTAACTGTTGTGCTAACTGTGCATTAACTTGAGCAGCATTAATCTTTTTATTATAGTTAGCTAATTCAATTTGATTTTCAGCAGTCATGCTTTCACTATCTGCTTGGTTCTTAGCTGTTAAGTTAGCAAGAGCAATTTTTTCATTCATGCTTAACTTAGCCATATCAGCATTTTGTTTTAACTGTTCATTCTGAGACATAATTTGAACATGAGTATTTAACTCTTGCATTCTAAATCTATTCTCTTCTGTAAAGTTAGCTGCATCGGTTGCACTTCTTTCAGAAAGATTTGCAAGTTCCATCTGTTGTTCATTACCTAAATTAGCTAAGTCCATTTGTTGTGCCATAGCTGCATTAGTTTTTCTAAAGTCTACTAAGTTTTGTAAGTTAGCTAACCTCATTTGTTGGTCAGAACTCATGTTAGCTTTAGATGTAGCGTTACGTTCTGATAGTTCAGCTAACTCTACTTTTAAACTTGCATCAAGATTAACCTCTTCCATACGAGCATCAAGCTCTGCTTGTCTTGTAGCTCTTTGAACTTTAGCATTTAGTTCAGATAATCTAAACTGATTATCAGCTGTAAAGTTTGCAGAGTCTGTAGCAGATTTGTCTTGTAACATAGCAAGTTCAATCTGCTGTTCATTAGACATGTTTGCCAAGTCCATCTGCTGTGCAAACTGTGCATCAGTCTTACGGAAGTCTATAAGAGTTTGTAATTCTGTAAGACGTTCTGTATTTTCTACTGTCATTGTGTCTTTAGCAGCAGCATTCATTTCAGAAACTCTTTGCATTTCAATTTGCAAAGCTGGAGAAAGATTGGCTTTTTCCATATCTTGATTCAAGTCTGCTTGTCTCATAACTTTAGCAATTTGAGCATTGTAAGTTTGTAGTTTTGCTTGTTGCTCTGCAGTCATGTTTTGACTTCCTGCAGCGTTAAGAGCTTGTAAGTTTGCTAAGTCCATTTGAGCATTAACATTCAAAGTTGCTATTGCTGCTTGTTGTCTTTGTGCAGATTCTTGAGAAGCCATTGCTTGTTCATTCTGAATGTTTTGCATTCTAACTTGTTGTCTATTACTAGCAGTTTGTTGTACAGCACTTTCATTAAAAGTACCTTGTTGTACAGCAATCTGTTGAGCCATCTGTGCAGTTTGAGAAGCAGCAGTCTGTCTATTAGCAAGATTTTGCATTCTAAGTTGCATACTAGACTGAGCCTGTTGCAAGTTAGCTTGTTGTTCGTTTGATAGGTTCTGAGCTGCACGTGCTTGAAGAGCTTGTGCGTTGCTTTGTGCCATTGGTAAGGCACTTTGTATGATAGCATTAAATAATGCATCTCTACCTACTGTAGAAGTATTTAAACCTCTCTGTGCCATCTGTGCATTAATTGCATCTACTGCAGGTTTTGCCCATAAAGGAGTCTTACCTTCTTCCATACCCGCTAGTAAGGATGACATCTGTGTAGATACTAAAGCTGCTCTAGGTAGTGCTGCTATTGCTGCATTTACTTCAACAGGATTTTTATCTATCTGAGCTTTTACTGTTGCAGGGTCTTCTGCTATTGCTGCTGTAATTGGTTCTGGTACATTACCAACAACTGCCATCATGTCTGCGGCAGCTACAGTTCTATCTTCACCAGTAACTGCTTCCATTGATGCAGCAGCCATTGTAGGTATACCACCTATTTGAGCAGCATCACCTTGAGGTGCAGTACCTGTAATAGCTGTACGACCTTCTAAGTCTACTGAAGGTGCATTGCCTAACTCAGTAGCAATACGTTGGGCAGCTTCTCCAACCTGAGCTGTTCTTTCTGCAGCTTTTTTAAATGCAGGAATCTTATCAATCTCTACATCGTTTGCTTGTGGTGTAAAGTCTGCGGCAAAGTATTCTGCAACTGCTGCAGTTTCTGCTTCGACTTCTTGTACAGTTCCTGCAGTACTTGTAGCAGCTGTTCCAGTTTGTGCTACTCTTTCAGCAGCCTTTTGGTATTCAGGAAGGTCGGCTAAATTAACTCCTCTGTCTTTTGCTAAAGCATTTAATTTATTTAACTCTTCTTTGCCTATTGTTTTCCCTTCTCTTGTAGTAGCATCTATATCTGCTACATCTGCAACAGTCTCTGGTCCACCTTCTCTTTTAGCACCTTCAAAAGTAGCACCCTCACTTAAAGTTCCAGTAACATCTTTTGCTAGTCCTTTACTTGCGTCTGCATCACTAATTTCTGCAGCAACTGCTTTTTCTGTTAAAGTTTTTTCATCTAGTTTAGCTTCTTTAGTTACACTTCCAGTTGCAGCATCTACAGCTACCTTTGTATCTGATACAGTTTCTGCTGTATACGTATTAGCTTCTAAATCTTGTCCTATACTTTCATCGGCAGTAGAAGCTGTTCCTTGACTTACTTTTTCTTTAGAAGTTTCCTCAACCTTTGCAGCTTCTGCTTCTTTTGTTTTTTGCATTTTAAAAGCTTCTGAGGTAGGGTCTAGTGCAGTTCCTTCTTGACTTATTTTTTCGGCATCTGGAATAGTAGGTAAATCAACTCCTGTAAAATCTCCGGCAGCTATTCTTTCTGCTTGTTGCCCAGTAGCCTGAACACGTTCTGTTCTATTAGGGTCTATTGCACCTTTAACTGAAACATAGGGAGTTTCGGTATTATTATCTTCACCACCAGAATTATTTCCACCACCAGAATTATTTCCACCACCAGCATCATTTCCGCCACCATAATCGTCTCCATAACCTCTACCATCTCTATATTCATCATCATAACGATTTTGATTATCGCCACCTACACCACCTACAGATACTGGTTGTTCTCTATTAGGTTTATTATTTTTATTAAAATCATCAGGAGCAGCTACAAAATTAGGGTCATTTAAATTTGTAGTATTTTTACCACCTTTAGCAAAAGAAACTCTTGGTTTATATTTTTTTAATCTTTTCTTTTGTTGTTTATTTTTTTTACTCATTTAAATACCTTTATATATATTCTACTTGACTTCAAAGAGTTTGTCAAGCTTTTCACTGATTTTTTCCATCCTGTCCATGAGTCTACCCATGTCATCTTTTAATTCGTTCTTTGTTACGTACTCTCTTGCAATCTCTTCACGAGTCTTGTTTAAGAGAATATCGAGGCGTTTAGCCTCTTCTGAATTTGTTCGTATACTGTAAAGCACTGGAGCTAACACCAATGTTATGAAGATGTTCCAGAACAAGTAAGGTGTTAGTTCCATAGTGTTTATCCGATTGTTTTAGTAACGCTTGTAGGTGTGATTAACAATGCTATCTTAGCATCTAATGCTGCTTTCTTAGCTGCAACGTCATCAGCTCCGAAAACTCCTTCAACCCATGCTTGTACGTCAGAAGCTTCTAAATCTGCAAAAGCTGTAAAGCTTGAGATGTCTGAAGTATCTAAACCACAAGTCCCGTATGAAGTAGCAGTCCAGTTGTTACCATCAGCATCCTGATTAGCATCGTCTTCTGCTGTTAATCTCCAATGCACGTTATAAATAACGTCTGCATTACCATCTAGTGTTGGGTATGTATCAACCGTTGACACGTTCCATGTATATCCAATTGCCATAATTATTCTCCTTTTAAGTTATTAATTTCAGATTGTAAGGCTTCAATCTGTGTTTGTTGTTCTTGCATAGCTTTTATTAACATCGGAACAAAAACAGAATACTTAACTGTTTTATATCCGTCATCGTTATCTGTTACTAAAGATGGAAAAACTTGTTCAAGTTCTTGTGCTACTACACCGATTTGTTTTCTATCCGGATAGGCTTTAAGATTGTAATTTTTTATTTGAACCTGTTTTAACTTTTCAAGTTTTGGAGTTGCGTCAGTTATATTTTCTTTTAATCTTTCATCTGATATAGCACCATATGCATTGTTTGTATTTTCAGCATCACCATCACCTTTTACTCTAAATTCACCAGCTGTACCATACATGTGGGTTACAGCACCTCCACCAGCAACATCCACAGAATTTTTTATTCTACCAACACTGCTTAAAAGAATACCGTGGTTAGAGCTGTCAATTGTTGAGCTACTTGTAGCCACCAAAAAATGACCTGAACTATCTATTCTTGCTCTTTCAGCACTGGTTCCATTTTTAAATATTAAGGCTTGGTCTCCTGCATGATATAGAATTTCAGCTAATTGACTTCCGGTTGCTGCTGAATCCCTGAACTGAATACCGCTTTCTGTTTCTTCTGTATTATCAATTCTGAGCTTTGGTGAAGCACCAGATAAATGTAATAAAGATGTAGGATTATCAGTTCCAATTCCAACATCACCTGATGAGTCTATGGTCATAGCAGTTGATGCTGCTGTTTGTAATCCTAATGAATCATTAGAGTGGTTATAAAATATATTACCTCTAGCGTTTGAGTCTGCATCTCCGAATCTAATTCTAGCTATAGAAGAATTACCAGTTAGTAAAGTCATGCCGACATTAGTAGCTGCTTCTAAAACTAATTCATTTGCATCGCTTGATGCTGTAACACTACCAGCAGAGCCTGAACTAACATGTAAATTTCCATCGGGACTAGCAATTCCAATTCCAACGTTGCTTGATGAGTCTATTCTCATGGCTTCTGATGTATCTACAAAAAATTGCATACTAGAGTTACCTTGAGCATCACCACCATCAGTTTTAATCTGTAAAACTCCATTAGCACTAACAAGCTGTGCAAATGTTGTGGGAGATGAAGAGTCAGTTAAACGTAAATTACAAGTACCGTTTGCACTAACTTCAAGATTTGTAGATGGCGAACTTGTTCCAATTCCAACATTACCATCTTTATCTATTCTTACTTTTTCATCGTTATTAGTATAAAAAGTTAGATTAGAAGTATCGTTATCATTATTTTTATCGACACCTATTCTTAGTTCAGAAGAGTTTGTATATAATTCTGCTGGTGCTGTATCACCAAATCTAATATTTCCTGCTGTATGTAAAGACTCAGCAGGACTATTAGTTCCAATTCCAACATTGCCTGATGAGTCTATTCTCATTCTTTCAATGTTGTTACCATCAGCAGTCTTAGACGTTCCAAAGGTAAGGCTTGTTTCCGCACCTGTAGAATTAGACGAAAGCATTTGTATTCCACCTATTACACCTGCACCTGCACCACTATCGTCTGCTTTATAAAATTCTACAGCTCCTATAACCTGTCCATCAACAAGAGTAATATCAGTATTTTCAATTCTTAAAGTGGGTGCAGCTATTGAAGCTATGTTTAACAAGGTAGCTGGAGAACTTGTACCAATTCCAACTTTTCCTGATAAATCAATACGTAGGGATTCAGTATCTCCTGTATCAATTCTAAGTTCATCACCTATAGCACCTACTAAAACTGCTGTATCAGATGAAGTTGAATTATCTTGTAATGCTATATATGCACCAGCATCAGATGATTCAAAGTTGGCTACTATGTCTGTTGTACCACCTCTAACATCTAAATGTCTTTTAGGACTAGTCGTTCCAATACCCAATCGTTCAGTACTCGCATCCCAAAATAAACCTGCGGATGTTCCTGTATCTTCGTAGAAAGAGATGTCTCCTGTTGCATGGTCTATTCTTAATCTTTCAACAGGATTAGCTTTAGAATCATCAATAGTTCTAATTCTTAAATCTCCACCTACTTGTAAAAACTGAGTGTTGTTACCTGTGATATCAGACTCAATCATATTGTATTGAGGAGATAAAGCTGTATGGTCTAAATTATTGTTATCTAATTCAAGTGTTCCAGCTATAGTTGCACCATCACTTATAACTGTTCCTGTTACGTCTATGCCTGATGAGTCTATAACCACTTTTTGACTTGCATCAACTCTAAATTGAATTTCTGAATCAGCACCTAAGCCATCTTCGTCTGCTGCTAGTACTAAATTATCAGCACCCTCACAGGCAATATAATTACCTCTAGGATTTGCAGCTCCTTCTAAAATAATTTTTGCATCGTTTCCAGAGCCTGAAATATGCAACTCAGCATCAGGACTCGTAGTACCAATACCAAGCGATTCAGCACTTGCATCCCAGTATAAAGCTGCAGTTGTGCCTGTATCTTCGTAGAAGGATATGTCTCCATTGCCATCTATTTTTAATCTCTGTGTAGCTGTTCCAGAGCTGTCTGTGCCAAAAGATAAAGATTGTGAGGTTGTTGAATCATGGTTGGCTCTTATATAACATGTTCTGCTTCTAACATCATTATTAAAGTTTAATCCTATATACTCGCCATTAGTGTTTGTACCGTTTCTTAATGTTAATATATCTGTACTAGCAAAAGTTCCTGCATCAAAAACACCAACACCATCAACAGTCAAACCATCAGAAGTTACTGTTCCTGTTACGTCTATGCCTGTTGAGGTTGTGGTTAGTTTGGTTTGTGCATTATGTGATAAAGTAACTGCACCATTTGGTGTAGCACCTATCATTAGGTCTGTACCATTTCCCTCATAAACAGCAAACTCATTAGCAAGAATATTTAAATTACCAGTTCCAGTATCTGAAATATAACTATTATTACCATCATGATAAATCTGTAAATCTGAACCTGCTCCAAATACTGCTTTGTCATTATCGCCAAAGTTTATGTTTGCTGAAGTTGTTAAACCTGTAAGCGTACCAACACTTGTAATATTAGGTTGAGCTGCTGTAGCTAGTGTGCCTGTAATGTTTCCTGAAGATTGAATAGTACCTGTAATGTTTATATTACCTGTACCTGTAATGTCATTAGAGTTTAAATCTAAATCACCACCGAGCTGTGGAGTTGTATCCTCAACAACTTCATTAGTTGCAGCAACTGTAGTATCTACATAGGCTTTAATGCTTTGTTGAGAAGCAATACCTGTAGCACTGTTAGATGCCATGTTATCTTCGTCAAGGAAAGCTTTACCGTCAAGGATGTTTAACTCTGCGGCTGTTGATGTAGTTGCTAGTGTAACTGCACCACTAGAGACGTTAAAGTCATCTGAGTTAAATGACGCAATACCTTTGTTAGATGTTGTAGCATCTTCACCAGTAATTGTTAGAGTATTACTAGATGCTGAAGTATCAATACCTTCCCCACCTGTAACTGTTAATAGTTCACTGTCTAAGTCTATTGCAATAGTACCACTATCTGATATTAGGTCTAAGTCCTGTGCTGTATCCTGTGCGTCTACGTAAGCTTTTATAGATTGTTGTGTAGCTAGTTTAGTCGCAGAATTTGAACTCATATCATCTTCATCAAGTACAGCTGAACCAGAAACTCCTGTGTTAAGTACAGAGCTTGTAATCGTTGGAGTTGTTAATGTAGCACTTGTAAGTGTTTTATTTGTAAGAGTCTGTGTACCTGTGAGAGTCGTAACTGTACTGTCTATATTAACTGTTATAGTATTACCTGAACCTACAGTAGCTAAACCAGTCCCACCAGCGATTGTAAGGCTCTCTGAGTCGAGGTCAATGCTTAATGCACCACCACTATCACCTAAGAAATCTAAGTCCTGTGCAGTGACTTGAGCATCGATATAAGCTTTTACAGATTGTTGAGTTACTAAAGATGTAGCACTATCAGAACTTAAGTCATCTTCATCAAGTACTGCTGTAACGGTAGAACCCGTTGCAAGTACTAAGCTATCTATATTAGCTGTACCATTTATGTAAAGGTCTTTGAACTGTAAAGAGCTAGTACCTAGGTCTATGTCGTTATCTGTAACAGGTACTATAGCTCCATCTGCTATGTATAGCTGTTGTACAGAAGAACTTGATACTTCTACCCAAAACTCTATGTGGTCGTTTGTGCTATCTATTAAAACTTTATTAAGTGGTGTAGCTACCCCACCATCACCAATTAAAGATATTACTCGTCCTTCTCCAGTTGTACCATCATGTTTATGACCGCTTAAACTATTAAAAGCGTTTAAAATTTGGTTGTACTCATTATTAAATAATGCAGCAGTGATTGTATCTCCGTCTGCGAATGTACTTTGTCTTGTGTAACCTGCCATTGTGTTTATCTCCTACCTGATGGAATGTAATCTATGTATAGTCCGTTTATTGTATATGGTGCGTTTGTATCGTTTGTTAGTATTCTAAAACTGTTAGAGTAACCACTACCTTGTAATGCTAATCTGACTAAAGGTTGTTCTGATGCTCCAAACTTTGCAGTGCCAAATAAAGAACTGCCAAATATAGCAGGAGCTGGAACAGAATCTAATATATAATCTTCGGGTTGTGGTGTATCACTACTATCATAATCAAATCTAACTCTTACAACAGGCTGTACTTCATTTTCAGGACCTATAGATAATTTAACATAATGTAAAGTTTTTAAAGTTCCAAAGTCACCATAATCATAGTTAGGTGTTTGGTATCTAGCATCTATTGCACTACCGTCAAAATCATCACCGTTATCATGTGCGTAAACATAACCATCAGTATCACCGTGATAAAATTTTTCTATGCCATTATTATCAAAACCAGAATTTATTCCTGTAACTTCTATGCCTAATGTTTCAGACCATTCAAAACCGTTAGGTCTTAATGTTCCTATTATACCCTTCTGTGCAGCATTTGTCAAGCCTGTACTGGTATAAAATAACCTATATTGTGATTTATCTCTTAATACTATACTATTTATAATATAATCATTGACATTTTTAGATAAATCTGTTATAATAGGCTGTATTGCCTTACTAACTGTACCTAACTCAACGTCACCGATTCTTGCTGTACCTGCTATGGTTCTAAGACCATCAGGAGCTAAAAATACTAAATCACCACCAATCTCTTGAATACTATATCCGCTTAAGCATCCTACGTTTTCAGCTACCGGTACGACAGCAATAGTATTGGCATCATTAATATTTATTAATTTATGAATACTGTTTTGGCAGAATATAAATAAATCTTGACGGAAACCCTTGACACCTACTATCTTATCTGATATAGTTATTGCACCTGCACCTGTTCCTGAAAAAGTAGAAAAGTTATTTATAGCACTATAATAAACTACATTTTCATTATCACTTACACCTGCAGCAATTAAATGATGGTCATGAGATGTAATGTAAGTCACACCTTCCGTCCCTGTTACTGTTATTTCCGCTGTAAAAAATGTTCTAGTGTTTAAATTACCATCTCCTTCCATCCTAAATGTCCAAGGCTGATTTATTCCGTCTGCTATGACAACAGTACCATAATCTTGAGTAGCTGCTTCAAACAAAGAAAACTGTGCTTGTTGTTGATTGGTACGTACAGAAGCCGATTTACCAGTAAATGTTGTGTAATTATCTCCACCACCTGCTGATAGTTTGTTTATCTGTAACCAATTAATGCCATCATTACTGAAATAAATAGCGTTACTTGCTGTTACAATTACCCCATCAGCATAAGGAAATGTTCCTAATATAGTTGTAGTAGTTCCAGTAGGCTTTGTAGCATTACTGCCTCCAAACTTTTCATAGCCGTTAATACGTCTATAACCTCCTGCTGTAGAAGATTCAAAGTTTTGTAAAACTGTAGCAACTCCGGGTGTACGTAACAAGTCTATTGAGTTAGCTGATGTTACTAAGCCACCTGCACATGCTACGGTAAAAGGTTGTGAACGTGCCATATTTTAAAAGTAAGTTCTATCGTCTGTCATATACTTTGGAGCTGGATTCATTAGGTTTGATTTCATATACTTCATACCTTTCTTATAATCATCCAATGCGAAAGCTGCTTGTTGTGGGCTTTCTTTAAACTGCCAAATGTAATAACGACTTCTAGCTGTTATTATATTACTGTACTGCTCTGGTAAAGTGATTGTGTCATCATGTGCTGATAACGCAGTCGGTCTTACAAAAGCATAAAAGTGTATATTATAGACCTTATCAGGTATTGGACTTAATCCAAACTTTCTATTATCAGGAGACTTGATTACAAATCTAGGCTCTCCATGATTTTGAGTATCTGCATCATCTGCATTCTCACTGTCTCTGTAGTATCTTGTCCAGTCTGTATTTGTAATAAACTTTAATCCTTTAGAGACATAAGGACTTGTTTCTCCATCTACATTGATTGTTGTAACATAAAAGTCATCCCAATCTATTGATGAGTAGTCTGTAGTGATACTAGAACTATCAGACTTAAGAGTGTACCATCTTGTTCCTGCAACTGTAGCAACTGTTACATTACCGTAGAAAGGGTCAGTGCCTCCACTTGCTCCTGCAGAAAAGAATGGAAGTTGTGGTTCTTGATTGGCTATATCAAATATAGATTTATTTATACTATCTTTAACAAACTTTTGAATACCTGTAGCGTTTGTAAAGTTTGCAGATGTTAAAGGAACTTCATTGAGTTCTCTTAATACTTCGTTAGTTATGTCAAGATATGTTGTAGCCATAATTATTTCCTAGCTTTTTCTTTTGCCTTTTTACTTAAATCTTTAAAGTGAACTAAGGGCTTACTTGTTTTTGTATGTGTTTTATTAGTGTGTAATTTACCGTTAGGCATTTTATGAGAAGAGCCTTTCCAAACAGTTCCGTCTTTTAAATAGTGTTTTACGCCTTTCATAATTATTTAGGCATACACTTTGGCATTTCACCAGCTTTGTATTCAGGCTGTGTTCCAGCTTTCCCACCTTTATTATACATGACTCTTCCACCTTTCATCATTTTCTTTTTAGCCATGCTGCCACCATAAGTCATTTTTTCTCTTTTATTTTTTCCGTACATATTATCTCCCTTAAAAAGTGGAGGAGACCTAAGCCTCCCCCGAGTTTTGACAATTAGTCAATCACGTAGAATGCACTACATAAAGCGTCATCTCTAAGTACTTTCGCACCGTAGACATGTAAGCCTCTTACTATATCACCAAATGATGATGGGTCTCTCAACACTTCAGTTGAAAGAATAGTATTAGCAGTAGCAGTTGACGAAATGTGACCAGCCATACATTTACCAGTAGCGTTAGATG